CCGCAGACCCAGAGACTGCGGCCAGAATTATGGAATTCATCAGCATCCACAAGGGATGCGAGGGAGGGGTGGTCGCAGGGGATGATTCCAAAGAACATCAGGAATCCGATGTAGCACTTTGGCCTGAAGACCATGGAGAGCCGACCGCAAGGATGACCCGGTTCATGGCGCTAAAGGTCATGCCACCCCCGATAGAGCTTTGTGACTGCCCAGAGGCGCTCGGGCTTCCACCCATGCCGAGCAGGGAGGAACGGGAAGAAATCCACCGCGCATCCCAGATCGCAGGGCTCGCACCAGGGGATCGGCTGGCGTTTATCGTTGGGGCGTTCAAAAGCACGGGGGAGCCATGAGCCAGCCCTTCAACGCGCGCGCCATGGCGGTGGGCATCGTCTACGGCGAGATGGCCCAGCTTGCACAGCAGGCCCGGGAGCGCGCAGCCGTGGTCCAGTGCTGCTTCCCAGTCAGCGGGACGACCCAGGCTGCCGCCGATGTGCTCTCGGCCAAGGCGGACATTCTGGAGGAGATCGTGGGAAGATTGATCGCGGAGGCAGGCGCATGACAGAGAAGTGGGCATTCTTCATCCTTGGGATCCTGGTGGGCAGCATCGTCACGGGCCTGATCGTCCGGGCCGGAGCACGGCGGGCCATCGAGGAGGTCAAGCGGCTTCACCTCGCGGTGCTCGCCGAGAACAGCGTCCTCCGCCGAAGCCTGGACGCCTTCACCAAGTAGGCGGGGAGCGGAAGCACTCGACTGACAGCGCCCCTTCGGGGGCGTTTTCAGTGTCGCAAGACGGCGGAACATGGGACGATTGCCCATGGACGGACTACGGAGTGTCACGGGCACCGAAGGCCCAGAGGCATACGCCACGACCTCGGCGATGGTCCTGGAGCATCTGGGAAACCTGTTCGCCTTCCTGGACGGCCACATCGGAGAGCTTGCCATCTTCGACCCCGGGGCCAAGGTCGAGGAGAACACCGTCCGCGAGGCCATCCGGGTCGGCGCCAAGGTGTGCGCCATGATGTCGAAGGCCGGACCCGCCCATGGAGCAGACCCGGCAGAGATGCGGGAAATATGGGACGCGCTGGTGCAGGAGGCCGTGCGCCGGGACGCCTAAGAGACGGCGGTGGCGTAACGCTTCGCCCGCAGGGCGGCCAGGGCATCCTGGGCCTTCTTCGCGGCGGCAGACTTCACCACGCGGCGGAGGGTCCAGACACAGGCGCAGTTCGGGTGCGCGGGCAGGCAGGGCCACCAAAGCTCGTCCGGGCCCCGCTTGGTGCCGTCCTTGCGGTGCAGGGAGGCAGAGCGGCCCACATTGGTCTTCCCGGGCCAGATCATCGTGGCGCCATCCGGGCTGGGGTGGTCGGCGGGAACCACGCGAAGCACCCGGCCGTTCTGGCCTTGGCAGAAGGGGCAGGCGCGCGGCCCGGCGACCCAGACAGCCTCCCAGTCGCCACCAGCCGAGAGGGCGGTCTGGAGTTGCCCCGAGGCCACGGCCATCCCGGTCTCGGTGATGGCGATGCGGCGCCAGTCGCGGTTGAGGGTGCCCAGCTTCTCGTGCAGGACGCGGGCGAGGGTGTGGTGGTTCCCGTGGGCCATCTGGGAGTCCACGAGGGCATCCAGCACCACCGCGCGGGCCTTGGCCGTCATGTTCGTCACGAACTGGCCGCCGTGGACCTGGGACCATTCCACCTGGAGCTTCTGGGCTGGGGGAAGGGTGTGGAACATCGCATCCCAGGCGCCGGGGGTGGTCACGGCGTGGACGCGCTGGGCGATCTGGTTCAACAGGGCCGAACGGAGGGCCCACATGGCGACCTGGGATTGAGCAGAGGTCGGGGGGATGAGAGCCGCGGTGAAGCCATCCAGCAGGGACGACCATGTGGCGAGCTTCTGGGCGGGCGGCGCGGGGTTATTGAAGAGGGCCATCACCTCGCCCCAGTGGGGCGGTTTCATCGGCGCCTCGGCCTTGGCGAACTCCTGGACGCGGGCCCCAAGCACGAAGGCCATGAGGTCGTGCAGGTAGCGGTGCCCCAGCGAGAAAAGCTGGTCCTCGATCCAGGCTTGGTTGGGGTCCGGGTGCTTGCCCCAGAGGGACCGCTCAACCTCCACCTCGCCAGAGGACGGGGGGCGCCGGAGGGCCCGGCCGGGAGGCAGGCGCAGGATGACCCGCTCGGCGGGCTCGGGACGGCGCTTGGAGGCGCGAAGGCGGGGGTCTGTGTTCATCACACGCTCACGAAGACACCATCGGTCAGGAACCCGTGCCAGCCGCAGGCGCGGGACATGTGGAGGGACGGGGTGAGGGTTGGCATCACGGCGTTCCCATTCCAGATCCAGAGCGGCCCGAGGGCGATGGACGGAACGGACTCGCGGGAAACATAGGTCCGAACCATGTGGATAATGCCGCACCCGCAGGGGCAGACGAACCGCAGGTAGCGGTCGCCAGCAGGGTCCAGGAACCAAACGAAAGCCCCCGGAGGAATCCAGGGGTCCGTGACATGGAGGGCATACTCGCCATTCGACAAGGGCCGAATCTTCCCCCGAAGTTCAGGGACGCGAATGGCACGGATGCCAGTCATAGCTATTCCTCAACGCCAGCGCGGGCCTTGGCGGCATCCAGGGTTTCAAAGGGGGCAGAGGGGCCGGAAAGCTCCTTGAGCCGGGTGGTGATGTCGGAGCCCAGCCCGGGAGTGCCGCCAGCGGCCCCCTCGTCCCCCTCGCCGCCTTCGCCACCCTCGCCGCCGCCATCGGGCGGGACAGAGAGCACGGACTGGTAGAGGGCGCCCATGGAGGGGTTGATCGGGGCTTCTTCCAGGATCGGGGAGGGGAAGCTGGTGTAGCCGCCCCACATTTTCCGGGCCTCGCCATAGGTTGCGGTTTGCTGGAGGCGCTGGAATTCGGCGCTTTGCATCCCGGGATCAGCCGGGAGGTCGCCGAACCAGCCGAGCGGGTGCTTGGGCATGTCGAACAGGGCCCGGACCTCGTTGATGGTCATCTGCTTCAGCTTCTCGGCCCAGCGATCCTTGCTGTTCTCGACATCCAGGCCCGTGAACTCCAGGCGCAGGTTGACGGAGAACCGTGAAACGATTTCATCCGAGACGAAGGTGGAAATGTCCTTGAGGAGCGGGTGCAGGCCCTTGTCCTTGGCGGCCGACAGCTTCTCCATGGTGTCGTCACCGGACAGGGAGGACTTGTCGGCGGTGAAGCCTTCAAAGCCGACCTCCTCCGGGGCCACGCCGAAGATGGCGCCCATCACGGTCATGTTGAGGCTGATCCACTTGCTGAAGGCCATCTCGTCAAAGGGCTGGCCCGTGTTGAGGTATTGGACGGCGCCCTGCTGGCCGCGAGAGAACAGCACCGGGACGCCAAACTGGTTCTGGACCCCGCGCACCTTGGCAGCCCAGGCGGCCTTAAAGGCGTTCTGGGTATTCATGTCGAAGTTGCCGTAGGCCAGCAGGACGCCGCGCGGCACCGCGTTCTCGTTCAATCCCTGCTTGGTGAAGGTGATGGCCTGGATGATGTTGTTGAGGGTGTCGAGGGATTGCTCGAATTCGGAGTAGCCGTAGCCGTTTTCATCGGCCCAGGTGGAGGTATTCCGGGCGAAGATCGCCAGTTCATCGAAGCCGAACGGAATCTCGGCCCGGCCGTTGAGCACCTGGAAGGCATAGACCGGGCGGCCATCGTCCAGCTTCTCGCGGTAGTCGGGCGCCGCCAGGGCGAAGGTATCCGAGGGGCGGACGAACCACGAGTCGAGACCACGGGTGACGCCGTGCAGGCCCACCATCTCGACACAGGAATGGTCCAGGGTGAGGCCATCGTCCACCAGGAACCGAAGGAACTGGGTCATGGATTGGCGCTTCAGTTCGCGGCGCTTGGAAGCACCGAACTCGCGGCCGCCGCACTCCAGCACCTTCGTCAGCCAGCGGATTTCATCCTTGATGCCCTCGCCAGCCAGGGCGCCTTCATCGTGCATCACGAGGCGCCAACCGATGTCGTCCGACGACCGGGAGACACGAGAGAAGCGGTCAATCTGGCGCTTCCGGGTTCGGATGATCGCCTGGGCAACCTCCAGCCGCCGGGCGAAGGCGCGGAGCACGGGAAGCTGAACGCCGCGCTTGGGGAGCCATTTGAAGTAGCCCCGGCCGAAGTCGGACCCCCAGGCGGTTGTCTGGGCCTTGCCCTCGTGGGTTGCCCCAGGGTAAATGTCGCCCTCCAGGACGCGCTGGGCCTTGGCGATCAGATCCTCGGCGTGGCGCTCGCCGCGCTGGAGGTCGGCGAACTGGGACAGGATGTGAATGGCCGAGGGGGAGACACCCTCCCCCGCGTGGGCACCGTAGAGCTTCATCAGCCTGGAATTGGCATCATCCACTTCATCGAGGGGAGCACGGGGATCGTAGGCGGTGGCGGCTTCCGGGCCCAGGTGGGCGAAGGGGCCGGGGCTGGCGTTGAACTCCATGCGGCCGCCATTCACAGGGTCGGACATTTCAGCCTCCAATGGAGACCCGGTGGGGGGGCTCCTCGTCATTGTAGCCGCCATCCTTGGCTTCCCAGACAGGGCAAGGTGGGTCTTCGGGTTTCACCGTGAACCCCTGCATGCCGCAGAGCACCACGCCGTTCCTCTCGGTCAGGTGGTGGCAGTTCCCGCAGTTCGGGGCGCCCTTTTCGACCATGGAGGCCCGCAGGTCGGCCACGAGGGTCAGGGCCTTGTGTGGGGCGGCCGGAGTGGAGGACGGAGAATCGTATGGATCGGGCCCTGTCGGGGCCTGGATGGGGGCAGAAGCCGAGAAGGGGGCCGGAACTGGGGCAGAGGGCACTGGTTGGGGCGCGCGGGGCAGGCCAGCGCCGTCCGCGTTCCGAAGGATGCCCGTGCCACCCCAAGCCTTCGCACCCAGAGTGCAGACATAGACCCCGATGGCGTGGTCCATGATTCGGTCGTCATGCCGCAGGGGCATCGCCTCGGCCTTGCCGTCCGGGTTATAGACGAAGACCAGCGCCTCGCGCCAGAAGCCGGGGTCCGGGCAGGGGTAGGCGTTCCGCAGGACCACGGCGCGCAGGGCATCAATCACGAGCGGCCGCGTGTTGACCTGCATCGGGAATCCCAGTTTGAGGAAGGACTGACCTGCCGCGTCATATTCCAGGTGGCGGTAGAGGTTCGGGTAGGCGGCCTCCTCCAGCACGAAGAGGACAAGGTGGCCGTGGTTGTTCCGCTCCACCACGATCAGCGCCGTGTTGTATTCCTCTCCCAGGGCGGCCGCGCAGGCGGCGAAGACCTCGGGCTCGGGGCGGCCGTGGATGGTGGCGACCGTGCGGAGGGTGCGGGCATCCCGGACGGAGGCGGAGGAGTAGTCGGCGCCACCAATCTCGGCGGAGGAGTCGCCCTCGCCCTTGTCGATGCCTTCCGCCGGGTCAGCCGACAGGACATAGACGCCATCCGGCTCGGGCCGGGCGTAGATTGTGACCTTGTAGGTGCCCAGGTCGCGGACCTCCAGGGGCACCACAGACTTTGCTTTGTCGTAGTTGTCGGCCACGATGGGCAAGGGGAACACCGGGCGGCCGGAGGACAGGAAGGCGTCCATGATGGTCGCTGGATATTCCTGGCGGAAGGAGTCGGTGGAGCCCGACATTTCAGCTATCTTCGCGCGGCGCCAAGCCAGGGAGCCGAGGGACACGCCCCGCTCCAGCATGAGCATCCGTTCCTCGTGGTTGAGGTCGGCATCCAGGGCCCGGGCGGCATCGGGGGTGAGGGACAGGCAGTATTCGGGATGGGCGAACCACGGGTAGAACACGAGGCGCCAAGCGCCGGAGCCCTTGAGGGCGCCATCCACCAGATCCTTGTAGTGGTTGAACCCGTTCGCCGTGGACTCCAGGACGATGTTCCCCGAGGCGGGCACGGCCTGGAAGACGCCGCGCACCAGTTCAAGCCAATTCACATAGAACGCGGCCTCCGAACAATGGAGGTTGTGGACCGTGATGCCCCGAAGGTCGAACCCGGCCGCCGTGTGGACGATGAAGCTGGAGGGGGGCATCTTGATCGGGTCGGGCAGGCCATCCTCGCCCAGAAACTCAAGCTCCAGGTGCAGGGCGGAAGCGCGGCGGAGCCGGATGTTGGTCCGCATTTCGATAGGCAGGGCTTCAAAGAAGGCCCGGTAGATTTCCAGCACCTTCTGCGAC